TGGGTTTCCCTGCCGATAACTCTCTGCAAGCTGAGAAAGCTGTTTCTGGAAGACATCATTCGGGTTGTACACCACAAATCATCCTTTCTTTAGGAGAAAGGCCCTCATTACGAGGGCCTTTATTGAATTAAGTTACTGTAACTGCAACAGTAACCGGCGCCGGAGAGTCGTAGCCAACCTTGCCGTTTGCAGTAACAACAAGATTCGCTGTTCCAGCTTTAAGCGGAGTGATCGTGATAAGACCGCTGTACGGATCATAAACCGCTTTGATAATAGTATCGTCAGATACGTCAACCGCGGTGACGTCCGCAGTAAGAACGCCGCTGGATACAGTAGACACTGTAACATTCTTGGCGCCACCGGACTTCGCAATAGAAGTCGCTCCGCTGGTAATAGTCGCCGTGCCGCTGGTAACGGTCAGGACGCCAGCGCCGACAATCGTAATAGCGCCGCTGCCGCTCTTCGTTACGACGAAAATGCACTGCTCGCGCTCTTCGGGGATAAAGCAGTCATGCTGCACAAGACCCGTCGCAACTTTACCGCTCAGAATGAAAGAGCCGTCGTGAATCTCGTACTCTCTCAGCTGCATCGGGGCGAGAGCTACGTTCTTCTTTACGATCATAAACTCAACATTCGCCGGGAGATAGCTGGACGGAACCCGCTTGATCTGGCAGCCGTCAACTTCTCCAAGCACGCCGTTCACAATAGCTTTTTCGCCAAGACTACCCTTGTCAACAGGGCCCGCACCAACGACCTGCTGAGCAAGCAGAAGATCACTCGCACGCTTATTGGAGATATAAAGGAGCCTGCCGCCTTCCGGGACAAGATGCTCGCTCATAACCGCATTGGCGTCGATGATGGTCTTGATGATATTGCTGCTCGTCAGAGTTTCAGAGGCAATATTGTGATGGCTTGCCGAAGCTTTCGACGCCATCCGCTGAAGCCGGTATTTGTCAAGATGAGGGATAACAACCTCGTCAAGCTCGCGCTTGAGGCACTGGCTGGCCTTCTTGATCTGCTTCTGCTGGGTATCATACGTTTTATCGATGGAGAAGATAAAGCTCTTCTTCTGCTTGATAGGAAGTTCCTGCCAGTTATCGCCGAGGTTGATGAGGGAACCATAACGGGAACCACCATCAACACGATCTGCGTCATAATCAGACAGGGGGACGGTATCAACCGTGGGAATCTTTACGGTCTGCACGCCAACCCACTTATAGTCATGGTTGAAAATGCCTTCCGTAACGGATTTGAGTTTGAACCTCTCAAGAACTTTCGGAGAGGCTTCGGTAACAAGATTAATAGAACCGGTAGAACCGGGAGTCGCCATAACTGTTCACTCCTTTTATTCGTCGGAGTCCCAGCCCTCATCAAATGCGCTTCTTTTCTTTCCCGCACCGGCGCTGTTCAGAGGCCCGGTACTCCTTGCTTTGTTTTTGTTGTTTGTTCTTTCCTGCGCGCTTTTGGCATTCTCGGCTTTGAGAGTCTTGATTTGGTAGGCCTGATACGCTACCAGCAGGTCGCCGCCGTTCTTCTTGGTCTCATCCCAGACTTCCTGCGGGATCTGATCCCCCGTGACATCCGGGTAGACCTTGAGGAATCGGTTTATCTGTTCGTTGACTCCATTCGGGACTTCAGACTGGCCTTCTGCGTTTTCCGGGGCTTCCTGGCTCTTCCCGCGCTCGCGCTGAATCCGCAGCAGAGCCTCAGCTTCAGAGAGGGTGTTCCCCTTCTTGGCTTCTTCGTCAACCAGCCACATGGCTTCCGTCAGATCGATCTGCTCGTCTACGCTCACGCCTGCTTTGTCTGCAAGCTTCTTCAAAAAGTCGAGTTGCCGTCCGCTCTCGCCCTTCAGCTTGTCACGCTCCTGCCGAATATGGTCATAGTCGCGGCCTTTCTGAGCGAGTTCGGTCATCTGCTCAAGCGTCAGCTGTTCCTTGTTGCCGAGATAAGTAATCTCATAGAGTTGGTTTCCCTCTTTGGATTCTTCTCCCGATTCCGAGGATGGTTCCGCTTCGTCTGCGTTTTCTTCTGCCTGGTCTGCGTCTTCCGGCTCGTCAGTCGGTTCGGTGTCGTCTGCTTCCTGTTCATCATCGTCATGATCATCAGTAGCATCCTCAACCTCATAATCGTCATCCCATGCATCGTTGAAAGCGTCGAAACTGGATTCGGTCGTTTCAGCTTCCTGCTCAAGAACTTCGTTGTTGTCTTCCATTTGCTTTCCTTTCTGCCGTTGGTGTCCCGGCGTCCGGTAAGTTTTATTTATCTAAAGCGTTGGTGTCCCGCTTTAAACGTCATGCTGCTCCGTTGACCGCCCGTGCCGCTGCTCTGTAGCCACGGCCTCCGGTGATCTCCGGGTCCTGGTCAAGATACCCTGCGATTGGCGAGCCGTCGCCACCGCTGGGCTGTGGGTTGGGCGTTGGGCTGGGAGGCCCGCCCATCGGCGGCATTCCCATCCCCATTGCTTCCATTGGGTTCTGTACGCCTGCCTGCGGCACATCCGGCTCACCGGTGGGCTGTGGCATCATGCCGGGCGGCATACCCATTGCCATCATCATCTGCTGTTGCATTTGCTGCTGAATCTGCTGTTGTTTCTTTGCAATCAGCTTGCGTCTGCCCGGGACGTAGCTGTCCGGCACGCGTTCCAAGTAGTCCACGATGTCGATAAACCCGCCCTGAAGCAGAGCATCAAGGGTCTGCATCGCGGCGATTTCGCTGTAGTAGCTGGAAGCACCCACTTCCACCTTAAGAAGCATCGGGTAGTCTTTCAGCACAGAGAAGTCAAAGTCCAGCGGAATCTCTTCCGGTGCAGGCTGGCCGATAAACTGGAACACCTGCTGCATCTCAGGAGGCGTCGGCATATCGACTTTCCGCGTTCCGTAGTACTCTCCGATAAAGTCGACATATATCTCGAACAGCTCTTCTACCGCTTTGTAGAGGTTCTGCTTCGCCATCTCGGTCGGTGTCGAAGCGGCCTTCTGAAGCGACAGGATTGCGCTCGTGTTGTAGGCTTTGCCTCCGCCAAGTGCGGATTCCGTAGCACCAAGGGACTCCTGCGTCTGCTCAATCGCCATCTGGATGTACTGAGCAATCTGAGGCTGGATCGCAGCCGGGTCAATAATGTCCGCAACGCCTGTGATGTTGCCGTCAACGCCGATTGCTCCTCCAACTCTGTTGTCCCATTTCTTGACCCTCGTCCTGTCGTACACGACTTTGGGCCACGCCGATCTCATGATCGACAGCATCGACATGGCGAACGCCTTGTTGATGAAGATTTGGTTCGGAATTAGGCCTGTGATCATTGCCTGACCGTGGTAGCAGTCCTGAATGAAGTCCCAGTTGAACCAGACAAGCGGGTACTTTTTCAGCCCCAGGCTCCACGGCTCGCGGATTTCGCAGTTTTGCGTGCTTTCATACGCCCAGATCGTCCCGTCTTCCGGGTTTCTCCACAGCGTCAGCACCACAGTCACCTTGTCGTCAGTGCGGAACACGTCTTCCTGCCGTGCCGTCTCTTCATCGTCCGGGAGAATCTGCTCCCAGTCGCTGCTTCCGGCGGCTTTTGCCCGGATTTTGACGTTCCTGACCAGCTCACGCGTGATCAGCTGGATGTACGGCTGGCTTTGTACACGCCTGTCGTTCGGGTTTCCGAAGATCACTCGCGTGTTTTCCAAAACCTTGCTGCGGATCGCGCCCATCACGCCGCCTCCGACGTTCACCGTCGGGTCCCAGTACGTGTAGATGCATCCGTCGCCGTCCACAGCTGCGTTTCTCGCGAACTCCCTGACCATCGCCGGGATGTTGTTGTGAACCATCAGAGCATCGCACTCTTCACCGACGATTCGGACGCACTCTCTGTAAGAGTCCGTGCCGATGCTGTTCGACAGCGCGGTAACGTTCACCTTCAGGTTGTCGGTCGTAATGGTGGCAATGATGAACCCGACGACGCGCTTCAGGATGTTGAACACAGGAGTCGGCAGGCCGTTGGCCTGTACGCCTTCCCACTGCTTTCCGATAAAGAAGTTTTCGTTAACCCTGACGGTCTCTTCAAGGTTGATGGAATTGTTAAACTCGAGCCCTTTCTCATAGAAATCCCATGCCGTCAATACATCCGGCATGTCCTCCCCATTGAATAGCCCGAGTTTCTGTTCACTCATGTACTGTCACCTCGTCCGTAGAGATTGGCTCCGAACGACATTACGTCATTAAGCCCATCTGCAAACGCTTTCTGCGCTCTCGCGGATTCTTTCATCTCTTCAACAGCAGCGTCGCCGTATTCCGTTTTGAACTCTTTGAACTGCTTATGCAGGTCGTTGATGTTCCCCTGAAACGTATGCAGCATCGCGCCTGTCGACTCATCTACTCTGTTCGCAAGGTCTTCAACCTCTTTGACGCGCAGCGCCAGAAAGCTAAGCCTTTCCAGCACCTTGTTGTATTTCATGGTCAGGTTGACCACGTAACCGCCCAGCATAACAACAAGTGCATACAGCAGAATTTCGATGATCATAGATGTGCCCTTTCTTACATCATGTAGTTGTCGGTGATTTCCCCGCCGCACATGTACTCTTCGTAAGTTCCCTGCGAATCGTCTTCGTCGTTTCGCAGGAACGCCAGCGGGTCGATTTTCTTTTTCTTCTGCTTCTTGTCCGTCGCCCGGCTTCGCATAATCGCAAAGTACCGGCACATATCGACGCTGTGCGTTACGTCGTGCGGCTCTTTCGCACAGTCGTTCGGGTCTTTCTCATCAGCCTGGATCGCTTCAATGTCTTCCACTACACTGCGGACCACGCCTTCAGGTGTCGTGGATTCAAGATCGTCGAAGAACATGATCCCCGGCAAAGTCGCTGGGGCTTGGCCTTCCGGGAACAGGCTCTTTACATATTCGTCAGTCAGCGGCATCATGCTCATCATGTTCTTGAGAATCATGTGCCCCTGCACTCTGTTGTTGTCCGCCTTGATGACCGCTACACCGTTGTCGAAGAACACGTCGCTCATAGCTTTGCCGGTGTCCTTCTGCCGGTTCCACATATCCGGCGGTGCATACGTTGCGATTACTTTCTCATACGCCGGGCTTTGGTCTACTATCTTCCGTGCCGCGTCCTTGACAATCAGCCCGGATTCTTCGTAGTACCTGAAGCACCATGCGCGTCCATCTTCGTCTATCGCAAACCACCCGACCGCCAATGCATCAAGACCGTAGTCGAACGCCCGGTAGATGTTCCACCTGCTCGGTATTTTGAACCGCGCCATCGTGTGCGTAGCACGCCTGAAGTTCGAGAAGTATGCTCCACTCAGAGCGTCCCAGTCACCGTAACGGTGCGCTTCACGCAGGTCCGGCGGCAGGCTCGCAAGCATCTTCACATACGTCGGATTCTTCTCAAGCAGCCACGGGTTGTCTTCCACCGTCGCCCGGATCGTCGTGTAGTCCTTCGGGTTTTCCGTGCGCTCAGGATTCTTCGGGTCTGTGATGAACCGCCTATCGATGAACAAACGCTTCACCCACTGGTGTCCCACGCCTCCAGGGTTGCAAGTCAGGTACATTCGCTTCGGGAAGTCGTTTACACCACGCATGCAGGAACCAATGAACTGGAATGCTCTCTCTGACAGCTGCGTTGCTTCTTCAAGGAAGATGACGTCGTATTCCACGCCCTGGTATTCGTTCTCCGCAGCTCTCCCATCATAGTGCCCAAATTTGATCACACTGTCCGGAGAACCCGGGAACATCTGGCTGGTATAGATCGTCAGCTTGTGCTCTGTTCCGTTGTAGCTGTATATCTCATTCGGCAGCCACAGGAGGATTGGATCAATCAGGTTCGCGATCAGCTCAGGATAATGCGCTCGAACCATCAGTATCTTGATCCCTGGGTAGTTCAAAGCCAGGCCTACTGCCTTCAGCCTCGCTACATGCGTCTTCCCGCCGCCTCGTGCTCCACCATAGCAAACATACGTCGTGTCTGCTGCCAAGAACTGCGCCTGCTTCTCGCTTACTGAGCCAAAGCTCAGATCGAATACTTTCTTCTCTTCAGTTGTCGCTCTCTTTCTCGGCATTGGTTAACAACTTTCAACCTCAAATCCATATAGCTACGCCCCGGATTCCGCCTCGCTGTGCGGTTTTATCCGGGGTTTCGCTATCGAATTAGGAGGTGGTGATGAAAAAGCCTGCTGATGCTCCGAGTTCACTATATGACAACTTTCTACTTTTGTCAAGACCTCAGTTTCTTCACACAGGTACTACTTCGCAATAAGGCCACCCCTGTTTTAGACCCCCACCCGGGTCTGGAGTGGCTGTGAGATCTAATATATATATACTATGGAAACCGGTGCGTACTTTTTTACCCAGGGGAGGTCTCGCCGCCAGCCTCCCCAAAACTTGCCAGCTACCCGGCGGGGGCGGGGGCACCCCCTTCGTTAGATGTCGCCCCCTCTGTGCACCCACCCCTTCGTACTAGACTGCGTACTGCACACAGCCAGGTGGGTGTGCTGCACCTGCGTCTGCATACCAAGCTTCCCTCTCTAACCATAGCGAATAGTATTTGAATGTAAGTCGGTGTGGAGTCTAAGCTTAACATAACCTACATACCTCACATACAACCAACAAAGGTTAATACTATATACGTAAGTATATATAATACAGTAAGCATAGTGCAGGGGGCTAAGATAGCCAAGTATGGCGTTGCCCTGACAGCTGGGCTAGCGCCCAGCCGTTGTCCTCCTTCCGTGAGACGGAGGACAACAACGCGTCAGGGCCGGGCTAAAGCCCTAACGCGAGCGTACGTACCTGAGTGCAGCGCCATAAACAACCAACAGTGAAGACAACGAGGGGAATGATGTGCGCCTGCGGGCGCATTGTAACGCTACGGCCTGCGGGCCGTGCCTGCGCCTCGAAGAAAGAAGAATGATTGAACGTTCGAGGCGCAGGCCGCGTGAAGAGCCACCCCCAACTAACCACCGCGCCTGCGGGCGCGGAGAAGCATTTTGAATTTGCATCATTTCTCAGATCATACCCGCTTTAGGCGGGTCCCCATCTGAGAAATGATGGATGTGGCGCGCTACGCGCGCTGATTGTAATAAGCAAAATGCTTGCTGCCCCCACGTGTGATTATACCCCCGCACTGGCCTGTCAAACCACTAAAGACATCGGTTTGACAGGCGCGACCCCGTTCACTTTGTGCGGCTCGATCTTAAGTTTTTCGCCTTGCGAGTCGAAAAATTTAAGATAGCCGCACAATCGCCTGCCCCGCGCATGGCGCGATGGCGACGGCGACCGCTCACTCATCTGGCCCACCAACCGCTGCGCCCGCTCCCCCATAAGGGGGAGCTTTCCAGCCCTCGCACCCGGCCCCGCAAGGGGGTCTTCGGAAAGTGAAGTAGATGATACATCACTTCGCAAAAAAATATTTGAGAGGGCTCAGCCCAGAAAGGAATCTAACATGAAAAACCTCATCAACAATCTCATCACTTCCAAGAAGCTCGTCAATGACAGACCCATCAGCATCGACGGCAAAGACGGTTCTCGCATCCTTCTCAAGGTTGACAACAAGGTCTACCTGCACAACAAGCAGACCAACAAGGCTTACGTCTACACCGTAGACGCAGCCGCTGAAGTTATCGACTTCTCCCCGATCACCCTCGCGAAGTACAACGCAGTTGTCACCGCTTACAAAACCCGCATGGAGCAGGCGAAGGCCGACCGCGCAGCAGCGGAAGCTCGCGCGAAGGAGGCCGAGCGCAAGGCGCAGGTCGTTAACAACAGTGCAGTCAACGCACCGGCAAGCTCCGTCGCAGTTCGCCTGGACGCGGAGCGGGAAGACAGCAAGTTCGACTATCGCAGAAGCGAAGAGATCTTCAGCCGCAGCGAAGCTGAGGCTTATGAAGATCTCGGAGGTTTCTTCGAAGACGAAGAAGGCATCATCAGCCTTGGGCATCACAAGGCAGTCTACCTCAGAAGCGAGGTTGAGCGTGCAAGAACCTACGTAGGCCGGGACGGTCAGACCTACGAACAGAAAGCTTACCTGAAGATGACCTTCGAGGTCGAGGGCAAGGAGTTCACCACTCGGGCGTATCGGATGCACTTCAACAGCTTCAAGATTCAGGCGAACCAGAAGTTCCACGGAATCTTCACCTACACGAAGGAATCCCAGGCTCTCGAGGAACTGGTAGGTCAGACCTTCGACATCTGGGTTGTGTACAACGACATGATCCGGGAACTTCAGGCTGACTTCTACGACAAAGCAGCATACGCAGCCCGCAAGGCCGAACAGGCCAAAGCGGGCTTTGTCAGAGGCGGCTACGGACGCCCGACAGAAAACAAGGCTACCCGCTAAGGCAGGTAGCCTTAAAACTTAAGCCGGGAGGCCCGCAAGGGTCTCTCGGCTTTTTTTATGTTCGGTTCGGTTAATATTTCCGTTCCAAGTAATCCCACACACAGAAGTATACGAAGAACATCACGACTGTAACCAAGTTCTGAATCGAGTTGTTGTTTTGGTCAAGCTGAGGAAAAAGCTTGAACGCAAGAAGCTGTACAAACACCCCAGTGCAATACGCTAATGTTCCGACTGCGAATAATTGCCCAATTTCATCCACAGGTCTCCCCTCTTTCTGCAATAAGATACCTGTACTATACCACACAGCTTGGGTCTGGTGCAATACGAAACTTACTTCAGCAGACCCAAGCTTAATGCTTACTACATGTATTACCAGAAGAGGTTGTATAGAGTTTCACATATAGAGGTAATAGATAGAGTAAAGGAGATAAGAGAGAGGGAGAGTGTGAGAGGGAGAGAGAGAAGAGGAAGAGAGAAAGAAAGAGGATTATGGCACGCAGAATTGCGACGACCAGTGTGATCACTGGTCGCCCCTTGGGAACACAAGGACTTTCGCCCCTTAAGATTTGCGGGACCGTAACACCGCAAATCTTAAGGTACGGTTCCTTGTGTTTCTCAATTCTGTGTGCCCAAGTTTCAGGCGTAAACAGCAAAATAAACGAACACATCAGGAGGTTTAAGTTATGTCCGTAAATATCAATTCTGTCGAAGATCATAAATCTGGTAGCTTCTACGTCGATGTCCGCATCGAGGGTGCAGCGTACCGGCGGTTCGAGTCCATGGTCGAGGCTATGGGATTCGTCCATCATGAAAAGGAGCATAGGCAGCAAGCCGAAGCTAATATCACCCTGAAGGAAATCGTGATCATGCCGCTGAAGACGATGCTCTACGAATCTGCGTATTGCGTATGAGGAGGGAAAATCAAATTGCTCAATCAAATTGAATACCCAAGGTGGTTCTGGTCATCAACTTAGTGTTGTCAAATGTCAACTGTGATCGTTCGATAAAGTCAATTACAATGTCTGGTAGTGGCAGCGTCACGAACTGGGCATTGTTTGACCGCTCCGTGGGTAGCGGGATAGAAGTAACTCACACCAACGTCCGTAAGGGCGAATATAAAAAACTTTATTTTGGAGGTATACAAAATGCTTAACACTGTCACAATCATGGGTCGTATCGTCGCAAATCCCGAGCTGCGCACCACATCTTCCGGCGTTGTCGTGACCACGTTCCGTATCGCTTGCGATAGAGACAAGCAGACCGAGGGCGGTCAGAAAGCAGACTTCGTTGACATCAGCGCGTGGCGTAAAACCGCAGAGTTCATCTGCAAGTATTTCCAGAAAGGCAAGCCCATCCTGATCCAGGGCCGTCTTCAGATTCGCGAGTGGACGGACAAAGAAGGCAAGAAGCGCTACTCCACCGAAATCCTAGCAAATGAGGTGTTCTTCTGCGGAGGGGACAAGGTTCAGAATACCATGTCTGGTCCTACCACTGTTCCTGATATGGGCGTTGTCCCCGAATTCACGGATGAGGGCTTCGGCGCAAACGAAGACCTGCCGTGGGAAGATCATGACATGAAGTGAGGTGATCAAATTGCCGGTCTTGGTTGGATTCGTCGTATTGTCGGTTCTGGTTAAGGCCGACAACGAAATCGTGACACTCGCAGCCCTGTGCGTATTCACCGCATGGGGCTTATTCAAACTTATGAGTCAGAAAGGATATTGATATGAAAATCGTATTTAACGGCAACAATTGCGTATTCATGATCGATGACCAGCAGAACTGCCACTGCTTCAGCTACACAAGCGAGGTAGCTGCGATCATTGATGGGAAGTATGTGGAATATGATGGGCCTCAGTTCTATAGCCGCACCTCGAATAAGCACAAGGCTATGTTCAGAGCGCACTTCGGTCTGTGAAAGGGGTGATCAAATTGACGTATCTCGACAAATTGAAGGAGATTGATCCCGACTTTATTGCAACGCGCTCTGTTGGCGATTTGGAAAGATGCATTCTCGGTTGTCCGCACAGTCACGGTTTGGAGGAAAACCTCAGTTGTCCTGAGTCCAGCGAATTGGATTACACCAAGTACGATAGCTGCTGTATCGCCTGTTGGCATCGTGAGTACCCCGAAGAAAAGGAAGCCGAGCCTAAATTGACCTATGAAATCAATCTTAAGGAGGAAAAGAAAATGAAGAATCTGCGCAGCCTGATCGAATCCAAGGTGGAGGATGCAATCGCAGCCGGAAAGATCGATGACTACATCGGCGAAGCTGTCGAGAACATGAATCTCGACGATGAGATTGACGATCTGATTGAGACCGAGGTTGACAATCTTATTGAGGATTATGTCGGCCCGATTCTGTCCGAAACTGTCCGTGATGCAGTGCGCGAGGCACTGGATAACCTGTTCAACTGATATGAAAGAAATTGTCAGTACAACAGGCCAGCGGTTCCGCAGAGTGAGCCGCTGGATCAAACTCAAGACGAATTACACACCGTCTCCACGCAATCGGTTATGGGATTATGTGTGCGACTCTAACGGATATCATCCGTATCAGGACAAATTCCAGGGTGATACCGCGCTTGATCTGTATTACTTCAGGTTTGGTGGACGGAACTACGCTCTCGAACAGTTCTACGTATTCGGGAGCGCGTTTCTTCCCGGCCCGCCGATCATGTACGAAGATGAGGATGGAAAGCTTGGCGTAATTGGCACAGTCGATATGGATGGAGACCTATTCCATCCTCTGTATGGTGAGTGGGATGAATGCTGCGAACACGTGAGATTATATGAGGAGGTACGATAATGCACGCAGTTGAGTCTATGTTCTATGTCCGCGAGAAGCCCTGGCATGGTCTGGGGACGAGAGTCGAAGAGGCTCTCACCTCTCAGGAGGCTATCGAAAAAGCCGGCCTGGATTGGACGGTTGACCCTTGCCCCGTATTCGACCAGCGCGATATTCAGATTCAGGGGTATGTTGCGAACACCCGCAGCTCCGATGACTCCGTATTGGGAATTGTCGGCAACAGGTACAGCATTGTGCAGAACAAAGAAGCCTTTGACTTCACGGATTCTCTGATTGGGCAGGGTCTCAAATACGAGACCGCTGGCAGCCTGAAGGGAGGCAAACAGATTTGGCTGCTTGGCAAATTGCCGGACACAGATATTGTCGGCGACAAATTCGAGCCATATGTGTGTTTCACCAACACACACGATGGAACCGGCGCAGTGAAATGCTGCATGACCCCAATTCGTGTGGTTTGCAATAACACGCTTAACCTGGCTCTGAATCAGGCAAAGCGCAGCTGGTCTACTCGCCATGTTGGCAATATTCAGGCCAAGCTGGCTGAAGCACGGCAGACTCTGGAACTGGCTGATCTGTATCTGAGGCACTTCGCCGAAGAGGCAGACCGGCTGGCGAACAGCAAGATGAACTCCGGCATGGTGATCACCGTGCTGGATCAGATGTTCAAATTGAAGGATGATGCCACCCAGCGTCAGAAAGAGACTGTAAAGGCAGCGAAGTACGAAATCGTGAACTGCATGATGGCTCCTGACCTGGCTCAGTTCGTCGGAACCAAGTGGGGCTTCCTGAACGCTGTTGCCGACTACGTGGATCACAGCAATCCCGTTCGCAAGACGAAGAACTGGGAAGAAAACCGGTTCGCGAACGTAGTCGCTGGCCACCAGCTGCTTGACAAAGCATACGAACTTGTGGGAGTAGGAGCATGAAAGACTGCTCTTATGAGAATGATGAAAGAAGCGAAGAAATGAGTCTGTTATGGGCATACGACCAGGAAATCTGCGACGGTGACTATTGCCCCTGCAATTGCGACATCTGCCGAAAGGCGTATGATCGGGAGGTTGTGACTGACGATGAAGACGGAACTGATTCTGATTGACGAACTTGAGCAGTATTGCTACGAAATGGAAATGGCTGGTTACACCGACTGGCCTGAATACGAAACTGCATGTGAGTTGTTGGATCAGCTGTTTATGAAAAACGAGAAAGGAGCGTAATCATGTTTGACGGCTGCCCTGCATCTGAATTCTGGGAACTTAACGAAGCGCTGTTCTGGGAAACACTTGACCCGGAACTGCAAAGAGAAATCTGTGTATATTGAGAAAGGAGCATATCATGAACAACGAAACCTTCATTACCGTATCCCTTGCTGAGTACAAGGAACTGCTCGAAACCAAGATCAGAGCCGAGTATGATCTGAAGATCAAAGAGCTTGAAGCTCAGTCCAAGGAGCGCGCAGAACAGGCGAACTATTGGTTCGACCGGTTCTGCAAAGTGGAGAAAGCGCTCAATGACGCCAACGCCGAAATCTCGGTGCTCAAGAAGGCAGGTGATGACGAGAATGGTTGATTTCAGCGACATCGCGTATGAGGGCCAGAATGGCCCCGTAGACGACGATGAGTTTTGGGAGACCGTTTACCCGATTGATGGGGCACCAGAAAGTTTAACCGGTGATTCCGCCCACGAGGAAGAAAATGACAGCGATGTGTCTGTCGCAGCTGCGGACATGGAAGTGTGGACGTGGCTGCCGGACGTTCTGGATGACGGGCATCTCAATGGCGAAGGCACCGGAGCAGAAGTTGCTGGTGTGGTCGCAGCAGTGCTGGATGTGAAACAGCGGTACGGCTTTGAATTCAGCTTCTACAAAGTGGACGAGCCGACACCATGGGACGGCGAAAAGACCGCAGAAAGCACAATATGACCTATAGAGTTATATATAAATAAAATTTATATATAACTCGTATAGGTCATATTAAACCTGGCATTGTTTGCACGATTGTTTGCACGACGCGAAACAAGCCCGTAAATGTGGTGGAGATGAGGGGAGTTGAACCCCTACAGCAGGGTTTTCCCCTCACTCGCCAAAACCACGGCCTGCTCACGCAAAATCCCAAGCACCCCAATCACTGTTGACATTTGTAAACAGACAAATCTGTCTGGAATCGGACAAATCTGTCTGGTTCCTGCCAATTATGGCTGGTCGTTTTCTTGCACGAAATAGGCACGCATGGTTTTCAGGTCGTTGTCGAGATCAGCATTGTGCGTGTATATCTCGTCTACGATCTTGCTGTTCTTCCAGCCGCCGATCTGCTGCGTACTCAGCTTCTTCCAGCCAAGGTGATATGCAAGGCTCGCGAAGCTGTGACGTAATCCGTGAATCCCAGGCTGTGGTAAGCCAGCTTCTCTGCAAATCGAATTGATTTCACGGTAGAGGTTCTTCTGGGTATCGCCAATAATGAATTCAGGCTTCTTATCCACCTTGCTGAGCAATTCAGCAAGGCGTGGGATAACAACCGGCACATCTCTTCTGGATGTGTCGTTTTTATTCAGCTCTGAATAAACCCAGCCGGACTGGATAGTAGACAACATCGCTCCCCTGACGAGGATCAGCTGCTTTTTCGCATCGTAGTTCTTCGTTTTGAGTCCAAACAACTCAGACCGACGCAGGGAATGCAAGGCAAGGAGCGCACCTAGTTCGCACGGTTTTCCCTCAATGAGTTTGAGAAAAACCTGAATCTGCTTGTAATCCAGCCAGTCGCGTTCGTGCTTGACGATCCTCGGCAGACGTGGCGAATCAAATTGAACCTTGGCTTTCTTCAACGCGCTAGAACAGAGAAGCCAGGCATTTGAAATTGTCTTCGCTCCAAGCCCAGCTGCAATCTCATCATTGACGATCTGTTGTGGATTGAGAGCAGAAACATCATCGTCCATGTGGTCCTTGAACCGATTGTCTCTGATGCTCTGGTATCCAGAGATGGTAGATGGCGATAGCGTAGCAGACCTGGCTTTGATGTAATCATCCACAACTTCGCCAAGCGTAATGACGCGAGGAGGCGGCTCATGTTTTCCCTCGGCTTCGTCCTTCAGCCACTGCTTACGAAGCCGAATTGCTTCCTTTCGGCAGGCGTCAGGCGTCTTCCGAACAACGCTTATTCTCTCCCGCTCAAGCCAAATACGCCAGCTGCCGGATGGCAGCTGTTTCGGAGTTGGAACTTTGACTTCATCGTCGATCTTCTTAAGCTGATATGCTCCGCACCAATTGCAGAAAGCGGAGTTGTCTGGAATCTGCCTAGCGCAGCGTTTGCATTTCATCTGGTAAGTCCTCGCGGTATGTAAACAGAACGTAGGAAAGAAGGTGTTCACGGTCTTTCTTAGGCAAAGCAAGAATACACTGATTAAGCAGCGTGTATGTATCGGTCTTGTCAGTGACAACCGCAGAGCTTTCAAGCGCTTCGTAAGAGCAACCGAAGTAATCGCAGAGCTTCTTGACCGTATCGCCATATGGCATCCGATCAGGCTTCGCTCTCCACTTCTGGTACAGGGATTTGCTCAGCCCTGCATCCTCAAGCGCCCTGCTTGGCTTGACGCCCCTCAAATCGCACTGGTGGCAGAAGTTATCGAAGAAATTCATAACAGCCTTTCTGTTGTCAAATGTCAACTGTAAAATTGTAAACAACTGTGAGATAATAGCCTCAGTTCACCGGTGACATTATCGCACATACTGTTGTCAAATGTCAATAGCTTTGTGATTTATCGGTTGAAAGTCATGAACTTGAAAGGAGTATGAATTTGAGCAACAACGACGTATTGTCAGAGTGGTCAGGGAACATAGTTGCGGTCATGCATCGCTGCTGGATTAACTACAGCGAGCTAGCAAGCGAAGCAGGGCTCAGCCGGCAAAGGTTATACAACATTCTGAAAACAGAGCCGATTCGGGATTATACGAGGCAGAAAATTGACGAAGCTCTCCGATCATGTCTCAGGAAGAAGGGGCTGAATCCAGATGATTTCTACCCCACCAAGACGTGATCCGGTAAAGGCTCTGATTCTCGAGCGCCAGGTTCACGAGAATAAACCGGACTATGAGCTTGCACGAGCAATCGGAGTCAGCGCACGAACGTTTTCCCGGCTGATGAATGAGCGCCACACGGATGAATGGCCTCTGAAGTACATTCGCAAATTGTGCTGGGCGCTTAACGTCACGCAGGAACAATTTGCTTCGAGTTTAACCAATGGGAGGAGGTAAGGCGATGAATTTATACCCCT